GACAAGTATCCCTAGATATCCTATATTCTGGATATGAAAGAAAAAACATTAACAATAACAAGTAACGACATTAGTAAAAAACAATGGTCTAATCTTATATTAGAACTTAATCTAATTAAAAAAGCTTGGTCTCCTTATGCAACGTTAAACATAAAAGCACCAGGTATAAAAAAGATAATAGCACATGGCACGCGACACAATTATAGAGAAGACTAATGGAGTTAATAATACTGAACGACGGATTGTATCAGTTAGTTCCTGTCACAAAAGAGATGATGGAACATATCTCGTTATTGGTCGAAGCAGATTGCATGGAGATATGCGAGATACTAAGACTAAAACTAAGCGGATACGCTGATACTTTAAACTTGCATATTATGTATGACGGTAGTGGTAGTCTAGTCGGTTGCATTTGTAAATAAAATTTGGCCCATTGGTCTTCGTAGCTCTTCGGAGATAGGCGCAGTAAGATGCGTTAGATATAATGCCGGGTGAGACCTACCGGCAGCCATACCTATCCTAAAGAGGGAAATGTAAGGATAGGTTATTGTGGTGAGATTTATCTATTCTATATATTTAATTTTTAACTGTCAACTGTGTAACTATTTTACCTTCATCTTTTTGAGGTATGCAAGTAAACTTAGGGTATAGTTGATTAGTATTTATCTCATCTTTTGTAAAATTACCCTCTGCATATATAATTTCATATGAATCAGATAAACCTGCACGTATGCAATCGTGGTGGTCATCAAATACTTTTGGAAAATCTTTGTTGGTATAACATTCTCCACTCATTGCAGAACAAATGTAAACAGTTAATAAAAATTTTATTGACATTTATAATTAAAATCCTATATAGTCATTATAACTAAATGAAAGGAAGTCACAATGACTGATATAACTAAATATAGAAATGTATCCTTAACACATGATACATACAAGACTTTGATCGCGTTGTCGAAGGTATTATTGCCCGATGCAACATTATCAATTAGCAAGACAATAGAATCAATTGCAAATGAGAAAGCGAAAAAGTTAAATGGAAAACTCAAAAAAAGTTAAAAAAGTATATGTTTGTCCTACCTGTAAAGGTAATGGCTATGTTAAGATAGCCTGCATTATTGATGATGAAAACAGAATTCATCAATGTTGGGACTGCGATTCTCAAGGTGAGTTTTACGTTTATGATCAGGAAGAAGGAGTGTCAATACACTGATGATACCTGATGTTGACAAAGCGTATATAGCCGGCCTATTTGATGGAGAAGGGTCTATACATATGAGACGTGGCATTGAAAAGAAAAAGAAACACAAAGGTAAACCTGGATACAGACTATCTAATAGTCTACGTCTAAGCATGGAGATCACTATGACTGACCGTAGTGTTCTCATGTGGGTTTATGAAGTGTTAGGTGTTGGTACACTAACTCCTAAAAAAGTTAAAGGTAAACGTGTGGATGGTACGCCGTATCTTAAACAATGGAGATGGAGATGCACGTTTAGAGATGCATATTATGTTTGTTGTTTGATATGGCCGTTTGCTCATACTAAGTTACCTAAGATACAAAAAGTGATAGAACATTATACCACCGTTGCGCTTAAAGATAATGTGATATCATTAGAAGAATATAAGAGAGTAAAAGAAGATGTTCGATAAATATATTTATAATTTTTTAATGTTTGTAAACCACTGGTCTACTATGTTAACTTCATGGTCATGGACTAAGTTATACGGAGATAGAAAAAAAGGTTATGGAAACAAAAGAAGATATAAAGATTCGTGAGATACTTGAGAAGGAAGAAATCTTACAGAAACGAAAAAAGAAAACCGAACCTCAGTTTGGTCTGGGTCAAGTGCCGACTTATGGTAAATCTAGATCGGGTAGAGAGTATGGAGGATTTATAAAAGAATCTGTGCGTAAAAAAATGGAATTTAAACCAACTAATAGAGGACGTAATATAAATAAGAAAGGACCTTATGACATTTAAATGGGATGGTAAATCTAGACCCTCAGATGATAAGTATAGAAAAGAGTTTGATAGAATATTTAAAAAAGATAATAAAAGAACTTATGAAAAAAAGATAGATCACAGTAATGATATATCTTTTGAAAATGAAATTAAAAAGAAAGAACGCGATGATCAAGAAAAGTAATAAATACAACTACATACAAGGAAAACAGCTCACGGACCCCGGATCAGGGACCAGGGTTTATGACATAGATAATTCTAGACTTCCTAGTGTGACTACTATATTAGGTGCCACCGCAAATAAATCATTTTTAAAAGATTGGAAGGCAAAAGTTGGAGAAGAGAACGCAGAACGCATCAAGAATCATTCTAGTGCACGGGGGACTTGTATGCACAAATTCTTGGAACACTATATTCTCAACACTGGCTGTGTTGATCTTACAAGCATCGGACAAGAGGCGCGTCCCATGGCCGACAAAATTATTGAGATTGGTCTTGCGCCAGTGGAAGAGTATTATGGCTCTGAAGTCATGCTACACTACCCGGGTTTATACGCGGGCAGCACAGATTTGGTATGCTTACACAATGGCAAAGAAACTATTGTTGACTTCAAACAAGCTAACCGTCCGAAAAAACAAGAATGGATCGAAGACTATTATTTACAAATTGCCATGTACGCAATGGCCCACGACTACGTCTACAACAGTAAGATTGAGCAAGGAGTTATCATGGTCTGCACGCCTGATCTATATTATCAAGAGTTCAAAACAGAAGGCGCTGACCTTCGAGCCTGGAAACACAAAGCACTAAAAAGAATTAACATGTATAATGAACTTATACATGACGAGAAAGAAAGAACAACACCAATGAAAGCGGAGGACTTTAATGACAGACCAGACCAGATGGGGAATACCCGAAGTACAACTAAAAAATAAAGTTAAGAAATACCAGGACGATAACTTTAATGCAGCGTTAACTCATGCAAAAAATCTAAATGGTAAAAATTTAGGTCAATTAATATTTGAATTACAACAATTAAAGGAGGAAAAAAATGAACGAAATGTTGTTTAGAACGCTTCTAAAAAGATACGAAGCTACGATTGAGGATGCACTGTACAAGATACAGTCGTTTAATGAGAATAATATAATAATACCAGAACACATTGATATCACTGGTGAGATCGATAAACTGCTGTTAATTATTGCTGAAGCTGAGGATAAAGTGGCAATAATGAGGAAGTATTATGTCCAAAATAAGGCAGATAAGCAGGTACTATAGCCACTGTATATGTATGGTAAAAAAAATAAAATAAAAAATAAAAACTACTCTAAAAATAATGTCATTCTGTCACTTTGGTCTAGAAGTGTTGGTATATATGACTTTAGGGTAGACAAAATGTTGTTAAAAAAAGTGTCACCTGACAGATTATTTTGTCACTTAGTGCAGTATTTCAGTTTGCCTATGCGCGCGCGATACAAAATTCTGGAAAAACTGATTTTTTTTAGATACATATACAGAATATGAAATCCAGAAAAAAATCTAGAAGAATTGACAGCTACGAGAAACCTAAGACTGTAAAACAACAGGTTAAGTTTCCATACAAGCGTGTACGTATAGATTGGATTGATATCATCACTGAAGGCGGCTGGGGTTCTGAGCGTGAGTTTAAGAACATGAAACTAGCTACACCTGTAAGCGAGGGTTGGTTGTTTAGTAAGGATGAGGAGACTGTAAGAATCTTTGCTGGCTATGACGTTGACGATGATGGTTCTATTACTTTTTCTGAGCGTTCTGTGTTTCCGACTTCTTGTGTGAAGAAGATAACGAAGGTTCACTAACTTCAATTGCCTCAACAACTTCAGCATCATCACTCAAAAGACTTGCGTAGTCTTCTTCGATCTGTGCCATCTTCATTTCTAGTTGTTCTTCTGTCATATCTTCTAATTTGCCATGTTTTATTATTTTTCTGTCTATGTATAGTCCTCCTGCCTTTCCACGATTTGTTTCAGCGTTTACAGCAGCAGAGAAAGAATTCTTTTTCAAGGCTAGGTTCTTAATTCTTGCTAATTCTGCGATGTGGTTTTCGTACGTCACACCAAATTTTAGATCTCTTTCTTGTTCTAATTCATCTTTGTATTTGACAACCAATGGTGACTGTCTTGGGTTAGTAAGTTCAGCCCCTTCTTGACGTGCTCGTTTGACTGAGTATCCGGCTAGTTCTGCTGCTTCAGCTTTGTTAACAGGACCTTCTGGTCCGCCAAACACAAGGTATTGGCAAAACCTTTTTTGCATTTCTGTTAATCTTTTTGGAACTCCCATGTTGACTTTTTAAGGTAACTATCCTATATTGTCAATACTATGAAAGTACACAGAACTACAGACGAAATGGCCTTATTAATTGAAGAACACAAAAAAGAAATTTGGGAATATAAGCAAAAAGAATCTGAGTGGGTTAAAACAAAAAATTTAGCTGACGGTTACAAGAAAGTTATTGAAGAGCTAAGTTCTAAACTTGTAGAGCAAGAAAAGTATATACAAAATTTAGGTCAAGAAATTGAGAAACTTGTTGAAGAAAAAAACAAATGAGAGTAAGAGACCTACAACAATTTTTAGAATCATTTACAGCTAGAGATAAGTCTGCGTCTGGTCAAGGTAATGCCATTAGTGACGCTGTTATCTATGTTGAAGTAAATGGTCAACTACGAGAGATTAAAAAAATGGAAGTACATGAGAACAATCAAACTATATTTGGACTAAATAAAAACCATCACTCTCACCGTCTTGTCATGAAAGTGGCAGAAGCGTCAAGCATAATTATACCCGATAAGTTGCGTTAGAGCGTGTTGTGGTTACCTTGAAAAACATATGGGCCCAGAGGCAAAATTTTACCAACAAATCAAAAAAAATTTTAAGTCATTTTCACTTATTCGACTTGAAAACTCTAGCCTACTTGGTACTCCTGATCTATTGGTCTGTAATACTTCTGGGCACTTTCGCACTATAGAATTAAAGGTTACTAAAGGTAACAAAATTCGATTCAGTCCTCATCAAATTGCGTTCCACGTGAAACATCCTGACAATACTTTTATCATGGTAAAGGCCCTCGGTCCTTTACCCAAGAAAACTTCTTCAGTTTTCTTGTTCCATGGTTCAAGAATCAAGGAGCTTGCTGCTTGTGGCTTGAAGCTTGACGCTTGTTACTCTGGTTGGGATGCTTGTCGCTTGGCGCTTGAAGCTTGAGGTTGGTTCGAAAGCTTGCCGCTTGGAGCTTGAGGCTTGCTGCTTGAAGCTTGTTGCTTGTGGCCCGGATCAGGGCGCACGCTCACCGGCTGCGCTAGCCCGTCGTTATTGCTAATGGCCTGATCCGAATTAGAAGAAGGTACCTTGAGCTGAGCCCGTGCTTCTTCCTTATCCCTTGGGATTCTGTAAAATTTTGGATGTCTAAATACGTGTGTCATGCTAGTGTTTACCATATTCTATGTTCTTAACAAGCGGATCCCAGCACGCCCGGCAATCACCGCAGGCGTTGTCTTGATCAGGGGCTGGACATGTTCTAGATTTTGTCGAGACTGTTGAAGTATTGGCCCAGCTCTTGACTGGTCCCTGGTCAATCATCGGTGATGAGAATCTTACAACTAGATTCGCTGGCGCCTTGTGCATATGGTCCTTTATCCATGCTTCACGTGTGGGCATCCAGTGTCTTTTCTCAGGTGTAAGCTCACACACTTTGAAGATCTTCTCGAGATGGTCCACGTCCTGCACGTCGCCTGAATCGTGCCATCTAAATACATCCGGCTTCTTGCTGTTGATCAGTGTTGCCATCGCTTCAACCCATTGCGGGTGAGCTATTGCCTTCAGTCGCTTGTATTGCGCGGCTTGTACAACAGCGAAAACATAACAACCTTTCTCAGCATAACAACCTGAACAAACTGAGTTAGGTATTAATTTTAACTTGTTGCCAGTCTTGCATTCAGCCGCTGGTATACCTATTGCCCAGCCCGGCATCTTCGACGGTTTACTTAGCCCTCCAACCAGGGTCCATGCTTCTTTAGTATTCATAATTTATCCTATATGTTTAATTAAACTTTTAGCTGCTTCCTTGTACTGGTCCGCGCAATCTTTATAAAATTGCATCATTATTTTTAATCTTCTTACTTCTATTTTTAATTCCTTAATTTGTTCGTCTTTTGTCATATTTTATTCTCCTTTATTGTATAGGATACAATAACATTGTAATTTAATCTTGTCAAGCTTGCAGCCTGACGCTTGCAGCTTGTGGCTTGTCGCTTGTAGCTTGGTCCCTGGTCCTCCAGCCAGCGCGCATGGCCCAGGTAAACCTGGGCCATTGGTATTCCTGGTCGTCTACTCATTTCAAGTATCCAATCTCTTTCAGGTAGTCATAGGCATCATCCATCGTGGATCTAAAATGCTCAGTCCTGTATTCAGCTGGACAGTCTTCGTCAGCCTGGCAGCACATGGCTGCCAGATGAGCTGCAAGTTTTTTTTCTTTATCAGTCATGCATCCACTCCTTCGACAGTTCATCCGTCTCAGGTTCCGGGAAGCGTTTAGCTGTTTTCTCTAGATCCAACTTTACTAGTCTTAGGATCTCTTCCAGGGTGTTTGCTATTCTGTTCAGCTGCGAACCAGCTTCGTATATTTTTATTTTACTCATATATTATTCCTTTCTTTGTTGTGCTGGTTTGAGTTTTACACCGGATACCAGCAAACGGGTGATAATACATCCTACACTATCCCGTAACCATTGTCAAGCGTTGCTTGCAGCTTGAGGCTTGGCGCTTTATTCTTTCTTCTTTAGAATGATTTTTAGAATCATTCTAAAGTGGCAATTATTAGCAGGTCCCACCAAACTTGGCCGTTTCCTCCGCGCCATTTCTGGAACCTTACAACCTTGCGAGTTGTAAGCTTATCGCAGGAACTCATTAATCGCTTAATGAGACCAGCTAATAATGATCAGTCACTATGCTACGCGGGGTAGGTAGCGTTGCTTAATACCATGCAGGATCCTACGCGTGCCCCCGTGTTATAGTGTTATCTCCACAGTCAATAATGACTGATCCCAGATCCAAGTCGCGCAACACAACATTCTCAGATAGAGTTTCTGCTTACCGTTGTGCCTCTATCCACTTGGATCAGGGATCAGT